ATAGGAACATTTTAACGACACACTCATGTTCCCCCAATTGTTATTTTCAACGACATAATTAATTAATTAAATTTTGCAAAAAGGGTTGACACAATCGTGTTGGCATGTTATACTTAATACATAAGGTAAAGGAAGTTGAGAGGAGAGAGTATCATGGATAAAAAATTATTAATGAAAAAAGCACATCACATAACAAGAGGTTTAGTTAAAGAGTTTGGTGTTGACTATAGAACACAATTAAGCATTACATTAAAGTTTTTATATGAAGAAGAGAAGGAACAAGAACAAGGTTACAAAGTATGGTCAGAAGGTAAAGACTTCGTATTAGTTAAAATAGTAGGTTATAAAGAGTATTCACTTGCTAAAGCTCAAGAGGTTACAGACGCATTATATAGCAACTACCATGTATCAAGTACAATAACAAGCATAAATAATGAGGAAGGTTATGCGGTTGTTAAATTCTATGATATAGACGCAGACGAACTAGAGGATATGACATTCAGTTACATTGAATGTCTTGGGAATTTATAAAAGTGTTGACACATACGTGTCAACATGATATACTAAATATAGAGGTGATAGATAATGAATAATCAAGGCATTAAGAACAGTATTAAGGAAGTGGCAAAGGTATTGGCTACTAAATGGAAAGGACACAACATGTCAGTAGAATATATGATTGATGATACTATGGTTTCATTTATAGACGAGTACGGTGTAACAAGTATATTCTTAAAGAAGTGGATTGACGGCAACGTGTACGGTAGTAAAGTGAGTGTGCCCAATCAATATATAATAGAAGACACCGCAGAACATTTCGAGAACATGATACATTACTGTTACTATAACACAGACTTTCCAGGTTGTGGAAAGGTATTAGGTGAGTAACATGTGGGACGATATTTGGACATACTTCAAAATCAATTTATTTTTAACAGTTGTAGCAATAGTCATACTATTGCTCTACTGTTTATCATAAGGAGGGACAAGCCGTGAACAGGTTACAAAGTATACAACTAGCAACAGACTTAAAAGACGAGTGTCTAAGAGTTGAAGAATGTAAGTTTTGTAAGTGTAGACGTGTATGTGGTTACTATTTATACGTTGAACCTTGTAACATACCAATTTTAGAAATAGCACAAATTATAAGAGAAGTTGAAAAGGAGAACGAGTAAAATGGCATTAGGTTTTATATTAGGATACGCAACAGGTTGTTTATTTATGTTAATATACATGTATTGTATATATAATAAGGAGGAGAAATAATGTTAGTTAGAAGTTTGAAAGACATAACATGGTCTATAAGACAAAACATGACATTTGAGACTAAGGACGAAAGCGACGATATGTATTTAATACAATACATTGCTAAAGGTAACACAGAGGTAAAATGTGATTGGTTTGAAAGAGTATTTTGAACCTATATTAACAATACGTGAATTTGCACATGACAAGGTGCAACACCCTGGACATTATAACAACGGCATAGAGGTTTGGGACTATACGGACAGTTGGAGAATGGACTTCTTAGAAGGCAACATAATTAAGTATATAACTAGATACAAGTACAAGAACGGCATTGAAGACTTGAAAAAAGCTAAACAATATATTGAGAGACTTATCGAGAGGGAGGAAAAGGAAAATGAAGGAATTGAGGAATAAGGTTAAGGAAATGCAAAGACATTGCAAAACGAATAAGTATTGTATCTCTAAGGACGACGTTGTTTGTCCTTATAGAGAAATGTGTATTGACTATTTAAAGAACAGTTTCGAGGGACGTGTGCCAGGTTACGACTGGGAGGAAAAAATATTTAAATCTCTTTGTAAGTTGGACAAGTATAAGAGTAAACATATGGAACAAAAATTTTATAATAGTCAAGGGAAATATCATATTAGTACACACCCCGCGGGTAACTACTGGAGAAGACTACAATACACATATTGTAAGAAGAGAGGTTTTAAAATACAGGCGTCATGGCTTGACTTTCAAAGGTTTGCAGAATGGTACGATATAATGAGTTGTGACGGTAAATATAGTCCTGTGTTAAAACAGGAAAAAGGTGTCATAGATGAAACTACAATAAAATGGATTAAAAAATAGATAAAAAGAGGGTTTTACCCTCTTTTTAGGTTTACATGAAAAAATTACTATGCTATAATATATATGAGGTGGTTAACATGAATAAGTTTAAATACAGAGAAAAACAAATAACAAAGGTATTACGTGAATTTAAAGAGAACAACTGGGAATTACCTAAGAATAGAAGTGGTAACATCTATGATGTTGCAAAGAGTAAACAGAGTTATGACCGTTACATGACAAAGGTACGTCAACAAAGAAGTAGAGAAAAAGAACGCATTAAAATACAAAATGAACTACAGGCTTATAAGGAAAAAAGAGACAAGCAAATAGAAAAGGAAATAAAGAAAGGTCTTCATGACGTTTACGGTAAGGAGACAGGCAAGTATTTTGCTAGAAAGGACGAAATAGGTATCACAATAAGAGACGTTAGAAAAGGGAGCACACATGTTCACAAAAAAGTGGCAAAACATTTCATGGAGACATTAACTGATGAAATGGAGTACACAGACAAAAAAGGTATTAACAGGGCGAACGGGGCGTTTTTCGTTAATCACGCCGAGGAGGACTTTGTAGAAGAAAATCTACAAGAAATCGAAAAATTAATGATTAAGGACGATAATGCTTTAGGCAATATGTCAGAATTAATGACATATTTGTATGAAAAAATAATTCCACAAAAATACGAGGAACAAACGTTAAACGGTGACATAATACCTCCCGAATATGACACAAAACACGCTAAGGCGCCATTGTCCTTCTTCCAGGACACATCAAGAAAGTTGTTGAATAAGTATAAAGAATTATTAAGATAGGGGTTGTCATAAATGGACAAACATACACAATATGTTAAGGAGCATAGTTTTAATTATGATGAATATAAGAAGGCTAATTTTGATAAAATAGAATGTCTAATATTCGATACTGAAAGTTGTACAAACTATGAAAATGATAATACAGGTGCTCGTGTGTATGGTTGGGGGTTAGGTGTAACAAGAAACCATAATATGATATATGGTCAAAATTTAAACCAGTTTTGGGAGGTATGTCAAAACATTTTTAACGACTGGTATCATGATAATAAACATACTATAAAAATAACCAAAACTAAGAAAGGTTTTCCCAAACGTAAATACATTAAGTTTCCTATAGCGGTTCATAACCTGGGTTGGGACGTTGAGTTTCTAAAATATAGTTTAGTTTTTAACGGTTTTAATTATGACAAAGGATTGTTAAAAACTGTATTTAGTAAGGGAGCACCCTATCAAACATTTACAGATGTTGAGGAACCTAAAACATTCCATATAGTGCAAAATAATAATATAGTATATGGTTGTAATGTTTACATGGACAAGTTTTTTGAGGTTGAGAATAAAGACGGGTCTATAACTGAAATAGGTTTATGTCTTGATTTTTTTGATAGTTACAAAATAATCACATGTGCAGAAAGTCAGTTCCATAATTACGTTCATGACGTCGACCCTATGTTTTATAAAATGGGTGAGGATTACGACTATGATACATGGAGAAGTCCAACACATAAACAAACAACACTTGAATTAAGATATCAATATAACGACATCTTTATGTTAAGAGAAGTTATAGAACAATTTTATATCGACGGTTTATGTGGGGGTGAACTTCCTTTAACTGGTATGCGCACCGCTAGTTCTATAGCTTTTAATGTTCTAAAGAAAATGACATTTGGAGAGGAAAAGACAGAGGAAGGATATATAGCTTATTTTGAACTAGACAAGAAAACTAAATTTGAGTTTTTAAGAAAAAGAATAGAAATGGAGAGTTACACAGGGGGTTACACTCATGCCAATCATAAGGCGGTGGGTAAAACAATAAATAAGATAGGTTGTTCCCTAGACATAAACTCTAGTTATCCGTCACAGATGGCATACAAGGTTTTTCCGTACGGGAAACCAGTTCGTAAGACATGGGGGCGTAAACCTAAAACAGAGAAAAATGAGGTTTATTTAATAGAGGTAGGCTTTGACTTTGTAGAACCTAAACACGAAGAATACGCTTTGGATATTTTTAAGATAGGAGCGGTTAATTCTAAGGCATTGTCTCCTATTACTGGAGCCGTTAGTGGACAAGAATATTTTTGTACTAACATAAAAGACGGTAAGGCTATTCCTGTGTTTAAAGAACTTAAAGACACAAAGTTAACTACAAACTATAACGTTGTGTTAACAAGTGTAGAATATGAGTTTTGGATAAAGCACTTTAATTTCGGTGTGTTTAAGAAAGATGAATATGATTGTTTCGAGGTTGACAATTTAGAATTTACAGGTCTTAAAATAGGTTCGATTTTATATTACAAGGCAGAGAAAGGAAAATTTAAACCTTATGTTGACCATTTTACTAAGATGAAAGTTGAGAACAAAAAACTAGGAAATAAACCCTTGACAAACCAGGCGAAATTGTTCCTAAACGGTGCGTACGGAAAATTTGGGACTAAACAAAACAAAGAAGAAAAAGATTTAATCATGGACAAAAACGGGTTATTGACATTTACTGGTTCTGTAACAGAGTATGAGGGTAAAGAATTTTATCGTCCATACGCAAGTTTCGTAACCGCATACGGACGTTTACAATTATGGAACGCAATAATATACGCCGTTGGTGTCGAAAATTTCTTGTATTGCGACACAGATAGTATTTACTGTAACAGAGAGGTGAACTCTTTAATTGAGGATATGAACGCAATAGGCGAAACCATTGACAAGACAATATTAGGTAAATGGGACGTGGAGCATGTATTTGATAAATTCAAGGTTCTAGGACAGAAAAAATACATGTATCATGACTGTAAAGAGGATAAAACAGACTTAAAATGTTGTGGTCTTCCTTCCGACGCTAGAAAGATAATAATAGGACAAGGGTTTGACGAGTTCTATCTAGGGAAAAATGTTGAAGGTAAAAAACAACGTAAGAAGGTAATAGGCGGTTGCCTGTTATTGGACACACTATTTACAATAAAGAAAATAATGTTTTAATAAATGTTTCACGTGAAACGTTAAACAAAATGTTTCACGTGAAACAATATAGGAGGTATAATATAATGAGTAGTTTTGCTAGAAATGAAGTGAATAAAAATGTTTACTATAGCATGGATAAATTAATGAGTTACAATGCCGTTTATAGTTTTGTTTTAGGTGAGAGAGGTAACGGTAAAACATACCAGGGAAAAAAGAAAATGATAAATCTATTTTTAAAACATGGTAAACAGTCAATTTATGTAAGAAGAACTCAAACGGAAATTGACGAGGTAAAGGACACCGTGTTTAATGATATAGCGAAAGATTACCCAGGGATTAACATAGAAGTAAAAGGGTATCAAGGATTTATCGACGGTCAATGTTTTTGTTATTTTATAGCGTTGTCAACATCATCAAAGAAAAAGTCTTCATCATTTCCCGACGTTGACTTTATATTTTTTGATGAATATATAATCACAAAAACAGGTAAGAATGATTATCTAAAGAATGAAATGATTTTACTTAATGATTTAGTAGAAACAGTTTTCAGAACACGTGACCCTCATGTGTATATTTGTGCTAACGCCGTTTCTTATGTAAATCCGTTTTTCGAGTTCTTTGAAATTGAACCTACTAAGACAGACAAGTTTATAACAATCAAAGACGAGGGTGACGTGTTGTTATGTGTTGAAATAACAGACACACAAGAATACAGGGAAATGAAAAAGAAAACCAAGTTTGCTAGGTTGTTAAAGGGTTCAACATATTCAAGTTACGCATTTGATAACAATACGCTTGAAGACACCAACGACTTTATTGTTCCAAACAAGCCGTTAGGTTTCAACTATTACAGGGGAGCATTTAGAATTGGCGAAAGGATTATCGGAGCATGGTCAGAGGGAGCAACTGACACGGGCGTATGGTTAGGAGACAAATACTTAAAAGAAAACAGGTGGAACTATACCATATTATCTAACAATAATTACACAGGTTGGAGGAACATCAAGGCAGATAGAAACCATTGGAATATTAAATACATTAAAAAATGTTTCTTAAATGGTGATGTTTATTACATGAACCAGTCAACTAAAAAGATGTTTGTTGAAGAAGTTAGTAAATATTTATAAAACAAAAAAGAGGGTTTACACCCTCTTCTTTTTATATTCCAACTACTGTACCGTCCCAGTCGATAACCATTTTTCTTTTTGTTCCTGTTCCGTCTCTAGTGATGAACCCTCCACAATCAACAAACTTAACATTACCGCTAGTACGTGAGATAACTCTATTACCACGTATGTTGATAACGCCTTGTGTCCATGAAACTGAATGAACATAACCGACATAGTTTCCGTCTAGTATTAAGATTTTACCGACCATTGGGTTACGTGCGTCGTCGTAATCAATTTCCACACCATTTATATGAGTGTTTGATTTATCGAATGGGTAATGTGTAACACCGTCTTCGTGGTAACCTTCTCTAGTTATGAAACCATTTTTGCTAAATAGTTCTTCTTCATATAAACTGTTCATCACGATTTTGTTATATCCGTTTTCTGTAGTGACTTGCCATGCCACACTTCCAGTAGTATCTCCACCATGTATTGGTTCTATGTCTGTTCTTATTGACTGGATTTGGTTTCCATTTAAAACTAATTTTTTAGCGAAATACATATTATTGTTTGATATGTTAATTCTATCTATCCAACCGTCTAAATAAATACCAATGTTTTCTAATTCTGTGGTATTGTAAGGATATGCCATATTACAATTAATGTCGACGCCCTGGCAAGTACCACCAGTATTCTTAATGTATAACATACCTAAAGTTTCCTCTGTGTAGTTTCCTTCAAACTTTATTGCTCCACTTGAAAATCCACCATTACCACTCACCAGTAATTTACAACCAAAAATCATGTCGTCAACAGATGTTGGCTTAGGTCTTTGAGGGTCGGACGGTTCACCGTTAAACTCAAAGTCATTTAATATTATGTTGAAACCACGTCCCATGACATCTGCTAATATTCCGTGACTTTCGTTTCTGTAGATAGTACAACGCTCTATTGTCAAGAAGTTTGTTTCACCTGTGTAAGTACCTTTTATCTTACCTATATATAAACCCTCTTTACCACATTGTGTTATAGTTGTGTTAATGAATTGTGAACTAATTAATCCATAGTCGGCTTTAACACCTACACCACCAAAACCACTAACAAAACAATCGGTCATATTTACACCTTTTCCGTAACCACCTTCTAGTTGTAAATATCCACTTTGATTTTCTTTTCTTCTATTGCCAAAAAGTCCTATATTCTTACAGTCTAAACCACCTACAAAGATTGTATTATCCTTTGAACCAATAACAGAACCTTTACACATCTTAAAATATTTCTCGAAATGGTCAAGTTGTGATGTTGGTCTTGTGTATTCCCATTCTAAGAAAGGGATAACAGGTTTATACATTCCAACTAAGTTAACACCTGTAGCATTTATTAAACCAGTTGTCAAGTAATTTCCATATGGAATAAACAAGCTTGTAATGTTTCTTTCTTTGCAATAATTTATGGCGTCATTGAAAGCCTTTGTGTCGTCTGTCTCTCCGTCTCCTTTTGCTCCAAACATATTGACAGTAACGAAACCATAAGACTTGACAAGTTTGTCAATTTCTGCTATGGCATTAGTATTTTTTTCTATTGCCCTATTCTGTTCCTTATTAATGTTTTCTATCTCGTCTAGTCTTTCCATGATGTCGCCTAAAAGTTTTTCATTTATAATGTCGTCGAAAGTTCCGTCCTCTATCATTTTGTCAAGTGCATTTTCGACCTCTTCTTTTAATCCTTCATCTTTAATCCAGTTCATGATTGCACTTATCAATTTAGTATATTCATTAATTGTTATTATTCCCTTATTAATTGCGTCGAAAAACTGACATAAGACTTCGTTAATTGTGTAACCATTATATGGATAGACAGAATAGTTAACATTCCAGTCTATAAGACATTTGTTTAATGTTTCAAGTTGATTAAAGTTAATCATTGTTTCACGCTCCTTTAAAATAATGTTTCACGTGAAACATTTAATTAACGTTTCACGTGAAACAATTTAGTCTTTTTTAATGTATTTTGCAGACACATAACCATTCTTTAATTTGTTGGTTCCGTTAACTCTATATGTTACGTAATACCACCCTAAATAATCACTATCAACCCAATTAACTTGTAGTCTCTCATTTGGAAATAGTTTACCAATTATTTCATCTGACGGTTTACTTCTAACATTTAAATATGAACTAACGTTAACAACTGTTGCATTTTCTCTGTATTCGTCGTCGTTAGTGTCAACAACTTCGTTGTTTAAATCTCTTCTTAACTTGTCTAAATCCAGGTTTCCAGGACAATCGGTTGAGTTTAATTCTTTATGCCCATAAACTGGCATGTTACCTCTCCTATTTTTTATGTCCTGTATTAACCATAATAAGGCTTTATACTGTGGGTCTGTTACTTTTTCGGTCTGTAATCTACCTTGTAAGCATATTCCGATTGATTTTGTGTTATGGTCTATACAATGTGCTCCCGTCCAGTCTTCGGGTCTTCCTGTGTAGATGTTACCTTGTTTATCTATAAAATAGTGATATCCAATTCCACACCAACCCTTGTCTTTATGCCACCTGTCGATATCGTACACGTTAGCGGTACTATGCTCCGAATGATGCACGATAATTTCCTTTGGGTTATTACCTCCCGCTTTATTACCATTAAAATGGATATTTGATTGTATTATTTTCATTATTCTACCACCCCTATACAGAACCAATAAATATTTTGTTTTCCACCTGGTGCGTCTATGTCACCGTCAGTTGAAACGGAAAATCCCGCTTTATCTATATTACCAATGTAAACAGGTTTGTACCCGTCCACGTAATACTCTGTAACTTGTATGTTATAATTGTCGTCTTTGTACGGAACATTTATATTAACACGCTCCCAGGTATTGCCTTTTGTTATTGTAAAATAACCCCATTGAAGACATGTTTTATCATTTAGCGTAACCGTACCTAACAACCCGTTATGGTTAGAGTTAACAACGGCGTCCTCACCCTTAACCTTCCCTAAATCTATCATTGTTTAACCTCCTTTTTATTCGTAAGTAATGCCGGCTAAAAGGTGACCCCTTTCATCTATTCTCATAGTAATTCTAGGTGTTTGACCGTTTTTACCTGGTGCCCCTTGCGCCCCTGTTGCTCCTGGGTCTCCTTTCTCACCTTTTGCACCTGGCAAACCTTGTATACCTTGTTCACCTTTTGCCCCTGGTGCCCCTGGGTCTCCTTTCTCACCTTTTGCCCCCCTGTTGTCCTGGGTCTCCTTTTGCTCCTTTTAAGCTTTCTAAAAATTGACTTTCATTTTTACCACTATTACCAGGTTGTTTTTTCCATGTCTCGAAAGCACTTTCTCCTCTTACTAATCCTAAATCTAAAGATGACATTATATCCTCTCCTTTACTCTAAATTTTCTACGTGTAGATGTCCGTCTTCTGAAATAAAAAATCTTACATTGTCTATTCTCCCAGGGTCGCCCTTTTCTCCTTTTTCTCCTTGTCTCCCAGGTCTTCCCTGTTTACCGTCTCGACCTCTTAACGAATTTAAAAAGTCTTCTATAGTTCCTTTGTTACCATTTTCCAACCATAATTCGTAAGCACTTTTTCCAGGTTTCCCCCTGGCTCCAGTTTCAACGGCTCCTATTCTAAAACTTTTATAGGTTGGTATCATATTATTACGACCTCCCTCCTATCCATTAAAATTTTGTCAACCCCTTCAACATGTCCGACGATATAATAAATATATTCACCTTTCGGAATGTCTTTACCTAGCATAAAGAACACACCGTCTTCGTCAATGTCAATTGGTTTAACTTCCTTAATTATACTGTCTTTGTCCAATAACACGCAAGTAGCATTTTCAATAATTCTATTGTCAACATACATTGCGTACACCTTAAAATACAGTTCCTCTTCTTCTTTCTTTACAATCTTATAGTTTTGGTCAAAATGTGACATTTGTTTTCCTCCTTGTTACATTTAAATTGTGCCAACCCCCCACCCATTTGGTAAAAGCCTTTAGGCGTACCCTCGGAGAGGGTACGAACCCAAAGGCTCTAACATGTATATGTTTCACGTGAAACATTTTTATTTTTAAAAGACTAACATAAACAGGTCACGGCAACTTTCAAGTAGCATTTGCATTAAGTTGATTACACTATCCCTCCATTTTTGAACAAGTTCCGCAGATGAAGTTGTACCGATATTACCTTGAGAAACTAGGACAGTTTTTTCTATTAAGTTGTTAAGTTTATTGTTTGCTCTGTCTGTTAATCCATTGTCTTTTAATATGGTTGCCATTGTAGAATTAACCATGTTGTCATTGACAGTTGTTATCCTATCATCTGATAAGTCGGCTATTCCATTATCAAGTGAACTTTCTTTGAAACTGTTTGAACTGTTTCCAGTTGTATTATTGGAACTATTATTTGTAGAGGATATATTTTCTTTTTGTTTTTCGTCCTCTGTTAAGGTTCTCGAAAACTCTTCCCTTAAATCCTTATTTAATAGGAAGTTAATCCCCTTCTGTGCAAGTTCTATTTCATAAAGTTTACGATAGTATGGCATTACCTCGTTTAAGTGTGCCATTAGCATATGTTTCCACCTTTGTGGAACCTCGCAACCTATTTCATAAAAATAGTATTTTTGAATAAATAACTCCTCGAAAACAGTTCTTAGGTTGTCGTCGTAAAAGTCATATGGAAAATCAAATATGTCAAAATTTGGGTCGTTGACTAAGTACCTTAATTCAATGGTGTTACTACTCTCCATTAATCCCCTCATTTTTTACATCTCCTTTCATGTCAACTTCTAGTAAATTGACAACTTTCTCAACCTCTAAATTTAAACCAAACATTTCATTTATTCTCTTACATGCGTCTAGCCTATTTTTATATGCCATTTCTAACACGAAAGTTATTTGTGAATTGTTGGCATTTACTTCGTCGGTAAGTAATCTTTCCCTCTTATCGTTGTTGGTATTATTGATACCTAAAAATGTTAAAAGTTCATTCTCACAGGTTTTCTTAAAGTCTGCCAGTTTGTCGAGCAAATAAGGAGCCTGTGTGTTTAAGGCGTCGAACCCTTTACCTTCTTGAAGTGCTTGTGCAAGTTTTTCATCTACTAATATATTAGGTTCAAAATTGGAATATTTCTCATAAAGTCTCTTCATGGATAATTCGTTTTGTTTGGTTGCTCCTATTATTGTAGGGAATTTTTGTTGGTCTAAGTTCATGTTTATAGTCATTTCTATTTGTGACATTAGATATGTGTAATATGCTATGTGTCGAACTGGTGCAAGTCCGTTGTCGTTGTCTAAAATTCTAACGGCGTTCAAGGGTGATAAATTTGTAAAATACTTGTTAACACCTATGCCGTTAAAGTGAACAGGGTCGCCGTAAATGTTCTGTCCATTTGAAGGTGCACACGGTAAACATAAAAACCCGTATGGCTCGTTAGGGTCTGTGTTCTTAAAAAACACCGCCTGTCCTTCATTAAATAGTGCTTGTTCTATGTGTCGACTTTCCATGCCTGGTGGTAGGTTTTTCCACCTAAAACGGTTAAGTCCCATGTTACTATAGTAATCATAATATCTATCAACCATAAAGACATCATTTTTTAATAAAATTTTGTCCCCCTGGTTCCAGTAACTTTTTCTTTTACTCATTTTCTGCGTGCTCCTTTTCCATATGATTTTTAATCATGTCGCCTAAATTTTCCATGTTGGCGCTTACTCTCTCCATTTTATCACTCATGCTATCCATAAATCTATACATGTTTTCTTCTCTTTGTTTGTTTTCGTCCATTATGCGATTGACAAAACTTATAAAATACTTTCCTCCATAATACATAATAAATCCTAGCGCTACTATGGGAAACCCAACGGTTGCGATTACGTCTGTTACCTCTTTCAATTTTTATTACCTCACTTTCTTACAAATTAATGTTTCACGTGAAACATTTGTTTAACGTTTCACGTGAAACATTTTGTTAGTCTATTTCGTAATTATCATAATCGTAATTTAGGAACTCGACCCCCTCTCTGTCCATATGCCAAACTGTAACACCGTTATTGAAAATTTCTTTCAGTTCTCTTAAATGTTCCTTTGGTATGCCTGTCCAGTTTTTAGGTGTGATGTTGGCTCCTATTGTCTTTATATAATTATAATAATACCTGTTCCTATAATTTACAACCATCATTTTTGATTGTTTATATCCATACATTGCGAAATAGTCACCTAAACGCTCCAGGTATTCGTGTGTGATACGATATCTTATAAGTTGCATGGTGTTATTTGAGTTCAATAGTGAGAACCCAATATCAGATGATGAGTTGACCATTGTACGTGGTGTGTTTAATAAATCTTTTTCCATAGCAGACTTTTGACCGATAGCTTGTTCAATTTGCATTTGGGTTCTATACATTGTCATTCCTATATTCATCCCACTTCCAAAGGCAGATAATGGGTTCATAGGATTAATACCCATAATCCCGTTTGCAACACTTTGAAAACCGCTTGCTCTTGCGTTGTCAATAGAAGTTTGCATGTTAAACATTGCGGACGCTTTTTGGCTAGAACTGTACTGACTGTAAGCACTTGAAGAGACTGGCATATCTAAAGGGGCGGAGTTAATGGACGCTTCCATAGTTCCGTGTTGGTCTCCTTTATACCCTCTTAAAAATATTGAGTACATACCTCTGTCAGATATAAAAGCCTTCGCCCAAACATTCATTGTACTTCCCATTACAAGGTGATATTGAACTTCAAACGGTGGGTTAATATGGTCACATATCATGGCGTATGAATAAGGATAATTGTACAATCTACTTTCATTTTGCCAGTTCCTATATTTACTCTCGGTTCTAACACGCTCATAGCACTTAAAAGAACCCAACTGTTTAACACAATTATTTACAGTTAAAATTCTGTCTAGTTTTGGATTGGTGTCAATAGATATCCCCGCTATTTTACCAAACCTATCTACATCATAGTCAACGTCAATCAATTGCAAGTCTTGTCTTTCAAGAATAGGGGAGAACCATAACGAATGTATTGCGTTACAGTTTCCCATTATGTCTAAACAATCTTTGTTACTATCATCAATTAAATAGAAATACATTCCTGTATAGACACCCTCTGAAAATTCGTTATCAAAATAATTTATTTTTGTGTTCCACCTGTCTTGCATTTTTATTCCACCCCTTTATGTTTTATTACGTCACCTACTTTTAAGTTCGGTGCGGGATTTATTGCGACCCCATTTACTCTAATTTCAAAATGACTGTGTGCTCCTGTGCTGTTTCCTGTGTTACCACTATAAGCGATAATATCCCCCGCTTTTACGTGGTCGCCCTCATTGATTAAAAGTTTACTATTGTGAGCATAGATAGAGATTAAATTTTCTGCGTGTTCTATAAATAAATATTTTCCATAAGATGTTGTAATCTCACGACGCTTTATACACACGCCGTCTTTACTTGCTCGTACTGGTGTGCCTTCGGGACATGAAACGTCCACCCCACTATGTGGCGAACCGCTAGGATAAACAGGATATGTTGCACTCACGGTACCTTCGGCGGGCATAATCCAGTTTTGACCTCCTTCATTGTTCACAGTAAAATACTTGTCTGTAACATTTTCACATTCTATCATGTAACCGTCGCCTTCAACTGTTCCGATTGATTGTCCTCTATCTCCATGTATTGTGATTGGTGAAGTTGAATATGTTCCTTCGGAGAACATCAACCATTCTTCTTTACGTCTTCTTCTTAATCCTTCCTCAAATATGGAGCCTGGCATTATTGCATATACTAACCACTCAGACTTTATTTTGTCCATGCTCTCGTTCGCTAACCACATTTTGTATAATTTAGAATTATAATACCCTGTATTATAGCAAAGGTCTACGAAAGCGTCGAATTTATTAATGTCAACCTTAGTTAAATCTAACCCGTCTTTTTTCATTTGACTAGCAACTAAGTTGCCGTATTTTGCGGGTATCAACTCGAATAAAACTTCACTTGCTTTTTTCTCGCTTACTGGTGGTGCTCCTAACTTAGCAAAATAAGTCGGCTCATTTTCTTTGGTAACCCCATAACCGAATGTTGTAACACCGTCGCCAATGTCTACTGGATATTGATTTAGTCCTTCAATTCCTTTTAAATATCTGTAATATTTATTAGAAGGTATTCCCTTTGACACGTCACCACAACCGCTTGTGCCTGTTCCTCCCCCTCCACCTGTGTTGGCAGATAATTTACCGATTGGGGTTGTTGTTGCTAAAATGTAAGTAGGAGACATTTTCTTAATAGTTTCTATTCCTTGCACCTCTGTTGCTCCATACTCTAAACCTTCGTCTAAATTATTAGGTGTTGGGATATTATCGTCGAATTTCTCCCACCTTCTAACATGACATCTGTCAACGAAAGAAGTTTTAAAGTCAAATTCAAATTGATATGTTTGAAATACATCTAATTTTAAAGACAGTTCCGTTACATCTTTAGTTAACATTTTCATTCTTGTAATAAAAAAGAAATAGGGTTTTTCTGTTCCTGGTTCTATTACAATTATATAATCGTGATATCGTACACTAGAGTACGGATATTTCACATTCATTTTTTCTAAAAAACCGTCAACCTTTGTATTGACCTCCGCCGTTATTCTACTAGCATTTAATTTATGTTCAAAAAAAAACATTTGGTTCTCCCTTGACGCAAAATCAAATACATGCTCGTATCCCATTTCTAACGGACAATTTATTAATAAACATTGTACTAACATTAATATCACCTCATTTATAAAATAAAAAGAAGGGTTGCCCCTTCTTCTTCTATATGTCTCCAGTACCGTCAGTTATTAAACAACATTGAGCGAATTTACATAATGCCATAATTCCTTGTTTGTGTAAGAAATAGTTAACATATAGACCCGCTCCGTTTTTGAACTGTTCTGCCATGTTTATAATGTCAAAGGCTTGTATTAACCACTTGTCCATTACAATACCTAAAACAGTTTCATCACCTACAGTTGGTAACTCGTCAATCTCAATCGTTCTGATGTTGACATCTGCACTTGATACGTTGAAGGCTTGCGCTAAAACTTGAACGTCTATTTTAGCAGATATTTGAGGGGTTGTTACAAACACCAATTCCTCTTTACGAGAGAAAGTTTTAACTTGCGCTAAATTGTACTTATCTGACTTAAATCTCATAGTACCCGCAACCTCTCTAACTGTTTCACAAATTTGTTGAGGTGTGTATTGTTTACCTAGTCTTCTAACCGCCTTATTTTTTAAGTCGCCCTCTAAGATTTGATATACAACACCTTTTTCGTATTTGTGACCTTCTTTGTTAGTTGGGTCTGTGATTGACTTTGTTTCGTCTTCACTTCTAATTAAAAGTCCTTTCATGTCCTCGAACTCGTCTGTTTCTGCGCTATCTATGTTAGAGTTTATTAAACCACTTGCCATAGACTGTAAACCACCTTCATTCATGAAAGCCTTTCTTAGTTCTTCGATTGATACTGACACTTTATATCTGTGTGCAAAGTTTTGTTTGATTACGTCAACTTCAACGTCTGGAACTCTCTTCCCAATTAGGTCTTTTTCGGATGAACCGTTACTATCATCAAAATTTGTGTAGAACCCTTTTCTTTGTCCCATTTTCACAAATATTTGTTGAATACTGTCCCCAAACCCTAACATACCATGATGTAACATTTTTAATGGGTTTTCATAAACTTTTTGGAAAAACCTAGTTGAGACACATCTGTTTACTAAATCAGATATCCAGGCGTTTCTCACGTCGTCCATACCTGTTAAGGTATTAAATACAAGCTCCATGTCGTCTAGGCTAACATCTTTTAACGCCGTTTTAACGGTTTGAGATGTCTTAGGGTCTTTTAACATGGCTTGTATAAATTCTTTGTTTCTTACTAATGCCATTTCTTATCCTCCTATAAATCTTTTATTATATCGTCTAGTGAAGGGGTGTTGTCAACTGGCTTTGTTTCCTCTGATGTGTTTCCAGGAACACTCACAACGCTAGGTGATGTCATTTGTGTAGCTAAGTTTAATGATAGCTTAGCGTTCATGTCTTTGTAAGTATCTGCGGTTGTTTGTAATGTTTCAACCTTTTGTGTTAATTGAGTTTTTTCTGTTTCCCATGCTTGTTTTTCTAAGTCATAGTTTTTTTGTTTTTCCTGTAAATCAAGTACAGTTTGTTGTAATGCTTGTAACTCTTCATCTGTCATAATTAGTTACCTCCTAACACGAATTAATGTGACGTTAAATACCGTCAATGGTAGAAAGGGTATAGACCGAACAACGGAGGGTGCCAACCCATGAACCACTCACAGACGGGTTCCACCCCTGGCGGTCTGTGTGTGCGTTGTTGTTTACCATACCCCCTCCAATATATAAACCATTGTTTACATATTGCAAGGGGCATAATGCCCCTTTCTATATTAGAATGGAATATCTCCGTCTCCTACTGGCTCCATGCTCTCGCCACTTTTCTTAATATACTCTGCGATTATTACCTCGTTAAGTTTATCAATTTTTGACTTGTCCATGAAGTAGTACACGTCTCTGTAGCCGTCTTTACCTTCCTTATCTTTTCCTTTCATAGAAGGCATGGACACAAATAATCCGTTTTTCCCTTCAACAATTTTCATGCTAGATAATACTAAACATCTGTCAATTTCGATTGTTGCCATTCCTACGATAGAATTTTTTGGGTTTGGTATTATTCCTACTCTTACACTTGTTATATTCATTTTAATTACTCTCCTTCATCACGATAATTTATTGTGCGACATTTAAGGTATGTCGCCAACCTTGTTTACTATTCGATTTCTATTACTATAGAAGTTTTGTGGTCATATCTGTTATAAGCTATGCCGTACATGTTGAACGCTTGTTCTAGCTTACTTGCGTCTTCCTCTCTGTTGTCTCCTCTGTAAGTAACTTCCCCTCTTTTAACTATTCTCTTTAAAGCAGAAAGTTCCTTGATTTTCTCGTCAATTACTACTAAACCGTTTGTCATTTTTACGTTTCCTCCTTGTTATTAAAATTTGTCGTTGATATGTGCGATAGTGTACAAGACGTGGACGGAGGAGTTCACCTCCTTTAATCCACTATATGCTTTTTGTATTTTACTTGTCAAAGTGTTGTTCCCCTTCGACATCTTTATTATAACATCTATGTCCATAACAGACAATAACTTTTTTAAATTTCTTGTTCCAAAATTTCAACTTTGTTGATTAACGCATATTCTCTGTAATCTTTCTTACGCAACCACTTAACCCATTTCATACGACGGTTGGTATCAACCACATACAACCCTACACGGTTTATTTCACCGTTAACCTTATTTACTATTATTATCTCTTTCATTATAATTACCTCCTTTTTAAAACCGCAAAACTTGTAATATATTTACTCTTAAATCTAACTGATGTTACATTATTATTCAAATAACAATCTCCTAGTATTACCTCGTCTGTGCTGGCGTCATACCTAAACATTGTATCATCTGTTAAGAATATTGTAAACCCATGAAGTCCATTGTGTAATCTTAAACGAATTAGTTTAAAGTTCTTTTGCTCATATTCTTCTTTTAATAACCTTACTAAGTTGTTCATTTTATCACCTCTTCAATTGATACTAACTTACCTATCATATACATTGCGAAAAACCTTAATACTTCCTTCTTGTCTTTTCCTTTTAATGTTGCTTTGTATTTACGATTATACATAATATATGTTACCTCGAATGTTTTCACTTTACCACCTCATTATGTTTAATAAACAGACCTAAGAAATAGGTTTAGGATTTAACACGAATGTGTAATTGATTTGATATGATATGAACTTAATACTTTTTACTTATAACCACAAGGCTTTTCAGTGCGATTGACCCACCAAGTCGTCTTACCATCTATTAAACCTTAACGCGTTTTCCATTGCCACCGCTATGGCTATTAAGTTCATATCTTATAAGTTGTTGGTAGTTATTATTGAGTGTTCTTTGTGTAAGTTTTTTCTGCCATTTACAGGACGGTCACTGCCGTAATACTTTAGGATTTCTCACTCGTTAACTTCCTTCACCTTATGCATTAAGTATAACATGATAACACAACTATGTCAACACTTTTTATAAATTTAATTAATTAATTTATGTCGTTGAAAATCACGATTGGGGGAACTCGAGTGTGTCGTTAAAATGTTCCTAT